AACAATGTCCTTTGACATTATTGTTCACGCCGATGGGGCAAGCAGTCTTTCCTTCCCGATTACTTGTGCAATTTGCGTCAACGACAACGGATTTGGAAACCAGCAATATGTTAAGACTTTTACAGTTACCTCCGCTGACACATGGCAACGTGTGAGCGTTCCTATTGCGGCCAATACCAGCATTGCAATCAGCAACGCCAACACGAATCAGTTTCAAGTTGCCTTCACTATTTATTCTGGCACGGGAAAAGAAACTAGTAATGCGACGTGGGAAAGCGCGTCGGGCGCCGACGTGAGCGTTAGCGGTGTTGCCAATCTTGCAGACGCAACAAATAACTATCTTGGTATCACCAATGTTCAACTCGAAGTCGGCAGCGTTGCGACTGACTTTGAGCATGAGGATTACGACACGACGTATAAGAAGTGTCGCAGGTATTTGCGCACCTATGTCCAAAACGCCAACAACCGCAAGAACTTTGCATTTGGACATGGTTACAACACAACCCGTGCTTGGTTTGTCTACAAGCCAGACACGCCCATGCGAGCAGCAATATCCGTTTCTTATGTTGGAACCGCAGCAGACATTAGAATTGCTGGCGGCGGCGGCAGCCTCCACGCAACGACAGGCACCCCGTCAACTCAAAGTGCGTCTTCAGAAGGCGAGAGCGTTGAATTTTTATTGGACGCTGCGTCGGGCACCCCCCTGACTGCTGGGCAGTCGTATGAGGCGCTTGTCATCAACGGCTCGAACGGCAGCGCGTTTTTATTTTCGGCGGAGATTTAAAATGACAATTCAAAACCTACGCTTCACATCGTCTAGCAGGCAATACGTTGCCTTTGATTTGCCTAAAGGGGGCGGCAGTCTGTCTGTTGAGGATTTTAAAGAACAATACCCAAGCGAGGTACTGCCCGCTGCCTACACGCCTCCGGCAATAACTTGGGCGGACATCCGCAGCAAGCGGAACGCTCTTCTAAAAGACACCGACTGGCAAGCAGGAACCGATGTCACAATGACTGATGCTCAAAAAGCATACCGAAAAAAACTTAGGGATTTGCCAGCGACAAACTCAGACCCTACAAAAATTGTTTTTCCAGATGCGCCGTAGGAGGTATAGATAATGGCAATTTCAACAATTGGTGCTAGTGGGTTAGATAGTACTGTAAGTCAGATTGGTAAAAACCTTATCCAGAACGGCGCGATGACCGTTGCCCAGCGAGGGACTTCCGAAGCTGCCGTCTTTGGTTCCGCCAGCGGATACGGCGCTTGGCCTGATGGGTTTCGGTCAGAGCGAGCAAGCGGAAGCGAAAGTGGTCGCGCTACTTTCTCGCAAGACAGTTCTGGCCCTGCGGGCTTTGCAAATTGCCTCAAGGTTTTGGAGACAACCAGTGACGCATCTCCAAGCGCCGGAGACTATTACCGAGTCGTGACTCGGATAGAAGCGCAAAACCTACAGCGGCTGGCTTACGGAAATGCGGCGGCCAAATCCATTACTCTTTCGTTCTACGTGTTCTGCAACCTCACTGGTGCATTCACAGTTACCTTTGGCCAAAACGACACCACAAGAATGTATAGCACAACCTACACTGTTGATTCGGCAAACACATGGGAGAGGAAGACAATAACAATTCCGGGTGATGCGTCAGGCGTTATTAATGATGACACCGGCATTGGCCTTGAAATCGGGTTTTTTCTCGGCGGCGGTTCAACTTGGACGGGTGGGACGCAAGGAAGCTGGGCGGCCACCAACAACAATATGATCGGCGCTGGCATGACAAACAATGTGCTAGGCTCTAGCTCCGGGGACTGGAGAATAACAGGTCTACAACTTGAAGTCGGCAGCGTTGCGACTGACTTTGAGCATGAACCAATTAGTGTGACGTTCGCAAAGTGTCTTAGGTATTACTTTGAACTTGCGGGAGCGGACCAAATTGCGCTTCCAACTGGTTCGCAAACAGCAACCACTGGGGGAAGCGCGTATTACCAATACCCAGTTGAAATGAGAACTACTCCAACCCTCGCGTATAGCGATTTATCTCATTTTGGCGTTCAGCCCGACATGGCTCAACAAAACCCGGACGCAATCACTCTAAGTTACGGCACAGCCAGTTCTGCTTGGATATCTCACACATTTAGCGCGGACGCTGCAAAAAATCTGACCTATCGTTTTTACACTCTTAGCGCAGATGCTCGCCTTAACTTTAGTGCTGACCTTTAAGGAGATAATCATGGTCTTGAAATACGCAAATGCAGGTCACACTACGATCTTTGACGACAGCCGCAACATGAGCATCCCTTGCGTCACGGGAAACACTCAGTTTGATGAAATCGAAGCTGCTGGCACGGCTATCGCGGACTACGCTGCGCCCCCAGCAACATGGGAAACTGTTCGCGCAGAACGCAATCAACTTCTAAAAGACACCGACTGGCAAGGCATGAGCGACGTAACAATGTCAGACGCACAAAAAGCATACAGGCAAAAGCTTAGGGATTTGCCAGCTACAAATGCTGATCCTACTAAGATTGTTTTTCCAGATGCACCATAACATAACAGGGAATTAAATATGCCTTACATTGGTAACGATATTCAATTTGGTGAGCTAACCAGTCAAACATTTACTGGTGATGGTTCAACTACAGCGTTTACGTTAAGCTACACTGTAGCTAATCCTACTTCGTTAATAGTGACTATTGCTGATGTTATTCAAGAACCTACCACAGCTTACACTGTCGCAGGTACTACATTAACATGTACCTCTGCTCCTGCTGATGGTGACACAATTCATGTGAGGTTTTTGGGTCGTGTTGTCGATGTTGCAAATGCAGCCATTCTTCAGGACAGCGATCAGGACACTAAGATACAGGTTGAAGAGAGTGCTGATGAGGATACGATTAGGTTTGACGTAGCTGGTGCAGAAGTAGCTACCCTTACTAACAGCGCATTAACGCTTAAAGGTACTACACCAACATTAACAATTGGTGACGCTGGGGCAGAGGATACAAAGATTGTCTTCGATGGTAACGCTCAAGACTACCACATTGGCCTCGATGACACTGATGATGATCTGGTGATCGGCGTAGGCTCAACGCTGGGCACTACAACGGCTATTTCAGTTGATGAAAATGCTAAAGTTAAAGTTGACGGAGGAATGCTTGGGCCGCTCTACATTGGTGATACGGCTAATGCAAACAACACTGGTGGACTAACTATCAATCAATTAGCGTTAGATGACGAAATCCTAGCTTTCAAATCATCGGATGTCGCTACTGGATTAACCGGACAAGGCGAAACAGACACTTTCGCAAATTTTGCCAAGAGCTACCCAGCGAATGGGGGGTTAGTTGTTCGTTCGTTTTTGGAAGATGGCGCTTTTTCGCAAAATTTTATTCTTGTTGCAGACGGCGGTCAAGCTGGAACTGCAAAGACGACTGGTGCAACGGGCCTTATACACTTGCAAGCCCGTGAGCATAATGGATCAGGCACGATTACAGACATAACCGCAGATGGCAACGTCTTTGTTATAATGAGCCAAGTGGGTGGTGGCGGTCGTGCGTCTTTTATTGTTGATGAAGACGGCGATATTCACAACGACGGTGCCGATAGCGCACCATTCGATAGTTACGACGATGCGGCGTTGCTTCGTTCTTTAGAGTTGTGGCGTGGAGAAGAAAACCCAGACACGGTTAAAAAGCAACTTCTTCCCAGCAGATATGATGGTAATAAGTATAGTAAAGAACAACTAGCTGACACTAAACTTATGCAAGTAGTTAGTGACAAAGAGTGGAAAGATGGTGATCGTTCTTTAGTTAATGTTACCGGCCAAGCTCGCGTAACAACTGGTGCTATTTGGCAGAACCATGAGATGCTAGACGCAATCATAGAAACAATGGAGGAGCGTGACGCTGGCTTTACTGCTGCACTCAAGAAGAAATTTGTAGCACGAGGATTGCCTACACAAATTCTTGACTGGGATGGTGACATTCCTGATGACTTAGTAAAGCCTGACGTTGCCCCAAAAGCGTTTAACGCAGATTAATAATAAATGACAACATTCGTTGACTTGTGGCCTATTATCTCTGGCATCATAGCCGTTGGCGCAATTGGTATAGCCTTTCGTGCAGAGGTACTAGTGCGTATTAAGGTGTTAGAAGAGAAGGTTGCTACTGTGTTTAATCTACTGAACAGCAGGGATAGATGATTAAAAAATATATTACACTTTGCCTATTTGCAGTGGCGCTAGTGACGCTATCGTCATCTGCTATAGCACAAACTATGTGCCTTCCTAAGCTTACTATGGTAAAGGTTATATCAAGTAAGTTTAGTGAGCAAGAGACAGAGTACGGTATAGATAATGGTAGCTTAGGCTATGTAGGTGTTTATGTAAACGCCAAAACAAAAACATTTACTTTTACTATGACGCCTAAAGGACAGCCCAGTATTCTTTGTGCTATTGCTACCGGCACACAGTGGGAGCAACTGCCCGGAATATCTAAAGGTATTATATCGGATGGTTCGTTGATTAGTATCTCTTATAATAAAGACTCAGGTATTTGGCAGCTAATGTATGTCAACAAAGCAACAGGTAATATTTCTGTGGTAACGCATGGTAACTCTTGGGAACGTGTCATTGATCTCAATGCTTCTTCTACTTAAACAAGGTATAGATAATGAATAAAACTAACATGGCTACACCTTCTATGGGGTTTACTCCAGAAGACATGAAAAATATTTCCAATGTATTAGGGTACACTGGAGAGCCTTCTGGCTTTGCTGATTACTTAAGTAAAAACCCACAAGCGCATGATAGTTTTATGGGCATTCAGAAGCAACGACTACAGTTTGATAACGGTGGATTTGTAGCTACACAGTACATGGCTAATGGTGGCCTTAATCAAAAGCAAGAAGATTATATAAAACAAAATACTGGGCCTGATGGGTATTTTAGCCCGCCCGCGCGGATTTTGCCATACCCTGCGCCGCCGGGCGATCCTGATTTTGACTATAACACCTTGCTTCCAACACTAGAAGCTAGAGGTTTAATAGATACAAGAGGGCCATTTGTTAAAGAAGGTGACTTCGACCAGTTCGGTAACCCTACAGAATACACATACGAACAATCTAAGCAACCTAACTTTAGAAATCCCGTTCAGATACCACAACAAGCACCCCCAACAACAGGTCAAGTAGACCTATCACAAGTTCAAGTACCACAGATTGGTGTAGAAACTGCACAGAGATTACAGCAACCTGCTCTACCTGCCGGTGGAGTTTACACTGCAGCACAGACACCCACTGAAGCTGCTCAGTCTGTAGCTCCTTCTACTGCTTTAATTACAGGAGATGTGCGAGTAGCTGAAGCTGGACAGGCCCAAGCAGCACAGGCTATTGCGCCCACAGCTACAACTGCAGCAGCAATTACTGCCGCACAGGCTGCACCAGATGTACGAGATGTAGCAGCACAGACAGCAGCAGCACAGCAAGCTGCACCTACACAAGCCATTACTGCAGCCCAGCAAGCAGGTACTGCTGTAAGCCAATTACAGGCCGCTCAGACTGCTGCAACACAAGTTCAGGCACCTACCCCTAGGCAACTAGGCGCAGGAGAGGTTATAGCGGCTCCTACGGGTCAGGCAGCACAGGCTGCTACCTTTGTACAGCCTACTGCTGCTGTAGGTACACCGTCTAGTCAAGCCACGGTACAGGGTCAGCTTGCTAGTCTTGTCTCTGAGTTTACAGATACAGAAGTGCCTCTATGGGCACGTGGTGCTGTAGATAATGCTCGTGCTGTACTGCAGCAACGAGGCATTGGAGCCAGCAGCATGGCAGGGCAAGCTATCGTAGAGGCTGCTATGCGAGCAGCACTTCCTATCGCACAGGTAGATGCGGCTACTGTCTCACGCTTTGAGCAAGCTAATCTGTCTAACAGGCAACAGGCTGCAATGGTATCGGCACAGTATCGTGCCCAGTTTATGCAGCAAGAGTTTGATCAAGGTTTTCAGACGCGAGTGCAGAACGCTGCCCGTGTATCTGACATTGCTAATCTTAACTTTAACTCTCAGCAACAAATTGCTTTAGAGAATGCAAAACTAGCACAGACAGCAGACCTAAGTAACCTAAGTAATAAGCAAGCTCTTGTAATGGCTAATGCTGCACAGATTGCTGGACTAGAGACAGCTAATCTAAACAATAGGCAACAGTCAGCAGTACAAAATGCTCAGAACTTTCTACAAGTTGACATGGCTAATCTAGGTAACTCTCAGCAAACAGCTTTGTTTAACGCACAGAATCGCACCCAGTCTATTCTTAGTGACACGGCAGCAGAGAATGCTGCTAGGCAGTTTAACGCAGCTAACGAACAGCAGCTAGATCAGTTCTTTGCTAACTTAGGATCACAAATATCACAGCAAAACTCAGCACAACAGAATGCCATTAATCAGTTTAACGCTGGTGAGATCAATACTTTGCAAAGGTTTAACAGTGAGATTGTAAATCAACGTGATCAGTTCAACGCACAGAACCAGTTAGCTATTGCTCAAAGCAATGCTCAGTGGCGTAGGAGTATTGCTACCACAGATACTGCAGCAGTTAACTTTCAAAACCAACTTAACGCACAGAATTTATTAAACATTAGTGATACGGCTTACAGTAATCTGTGGCAAGAGTATAGAGATGTCATGGAATTTGCTTGGACTTCAAGTGAAAATGAAGCAGAGCGACTAGCTGCAATGACAATTGCACAGTTAAATGCTAAGGCACGATCAGATTTAGGTGAGTACACAGCAAACAGAAATGCTATAGGACAAATAGGTGGTTTAGTTGCAGACATATTTAAAACACCATTAACGGGGCTAGTCACAAAACTACCTTTCTTTAATTAAGGAATAAATAAAATGGCAGTATCACATACTATTGGTTCAATTCAAGATAGGCTTATACGCGAGCAACTTAAATCGCCTGACCTAGCGGCGCTTGGTGATGTAGATAGTTACACAGCTAAAACTATTAGGCCGAAGAGTGGCATTATGGCTCAACCTGAACAACAATCTAAAGTAGCTCTTGAGGGCGCTCCTCCAGATACACTTACTGCGTATGTTGCTGCAGTAAAAGATGCTTTCAAGAATACAGGATAAAAAATTATGACAGAGCTTAACTCTTTTAATCTTGATCAACCTGTGCCCGGACAATCTTTAACTACAGAGCCGGAAGCTAGGCCGTGGGAAAATCCTGCTGAATTTACAGAGCCTTTAGATGCTCTAGATTATTACACAGGTCAAATTTTAATGCCAGATCGCATGGCAAGACTTATGGAAGTTTTAGAAACAGGCTTTCCTGTTGTTGATCTTATTGATGCAATTACTTTAGCGGGTGTTATGGAAGGTAAGCACAGTGTTGATGTTGCTGTAATTATTTCTCCTCATCTTTTAGATATTGTTACTGCTGTTGCAGACTCAATGGATGTTAAATACACAATGGGTACAGAAAAAGACCCTAAAGAAAGTGATCCTTCCCTTGTTGCTAAAGTAAGTCAAGAAGATGAAGAAGATGATAACGCGCTGGAAGAATACGAAAAAGAAAAAATTGAAGCATACTTAGCAAGCCAACCTTCTGGTGGGCTAATGTCTAGACCTTCTGAACAAATGGTAGAGGAGTAACCCATGTCCGTTTTAAGTTTCCTTGGTGGATTTAGCCAGCGCATGAGTGATAACTGGAAAGAAGATCGTGATGCAATGGAGGTACAGATTAGAGATGCTTCTAACTTTTATAGGACTGAAGGATCACGGCGCTTAGAAGAAAGGCGTAAAAGAAAAAATGCTTTGCAGCAAAGATTTAAAACTGTCAAACTTTTAACTGGGGATACACAGTACTCTAAGGATATTGCTAGTGCTGCTATTCAACTTGATGATGATAGTTACACAGACTTTCTTGCAAGGTTAAAGAAGAGTGCTGATGAAGTAGGTACACTAGACGCAACAAAACTTCAGGAGCTAGGTTTAATTGGAGCAGAATTTAAACCCACAGATATAACTGTAGACACTGCTGTTGGAAATGTCATGGGTGTTTTTGATAAGTCTTCTGTAGCAAATACAAAAACTCTTGGCACTACCGCAGAAGGGTTGCGTAGACACTTTGGTACTTTAACACCTAAAGAGATTGAACGTAGTGCTAGAGAACAAGCAGCAGGTGTGCTGGGCGTAGGTGCTGCAGAATTGTCTGCAATTACTTCTGGTGACCTTACTTTTGGAGATGCGTCAACAGGAGTTAACTTAGGCATTGTTGATCCACAAGCACAAGAAGCAAAAGAAATTAGACGCCTAGATCTTGAAACTGCTAGGTTAAACTTGACAAATGCAAAAACTGCATCTGCTGAAGCACAAGCAAAACTACCCTATTTTACAGTTCTAAGACCGAGAGAAAATCCTATAACAAAAGAATCCATTGAAGAGATGACAGACTTTAGATATGATCAATATATAGACACATTAGGAAAGGAACAAGAAGCAATAAAAAATTCAAGAAGTCCTTTGAGTATTACAGAGGCAACAAAGTTCACCAGAAATGTAAGTAAAACATTGGCTACTTTAGATGGAAGCACTTCGTTTAATGACCTTATTGGTCAATGGAGTACAGATTCTGAAGATAAAACTAATTTGGCAGATTTAACACAGTTGTCTGCAGAATTAGGTACAGTGATTCTTAATGAACAAGTAAATCTTAATGTTGAAGGTTCACTTGAACTGTTTAGAAATACAAATAGTGCTGATTACCTAAAAGATAGAGTGCAACAAGAGTATGGTACTAATAAAGCAATAACAAACCTTCTTAATAAGAATGATACTCTTAGAAGTCTGTTTGGAATTACTGAAAAACGTTCTGTAGAAAGAGCTGCACAACAACCAGTTATTCAAGTGCCGACGCCGCCGCAAACGGAAGCAGAAAAAGCTGCACAAAAATTGGGCGGTGCGGGTGCGGCAAGAGTAGAGGGTAAAGGTGACGGTACGACTCAAAGTTTGGTTCGACTACCTAAAATCGGAGAAAAAAGAGATGATAAAAAATTTAACAATTTAGAAAAAGCTATACAGTATGGAAGAGGCGATTTAAAGAATACAATTGGTAACTTCTTAGCAAGGGAAGGGGTACTTAAAGCAGTTAATATGGCAGAGCAAAACAAGATTATTACTTATATTGTTGCAGAACTTATGAGAAACGATCCATCAGTAAATATTAACACTCTTATGCCGGACGATATTATAAACGCTAGAAACGCATACAGCAGTCAGTAAATAAATGTATTACGATAAAGAAAATATACGTAGTGATGAGCTAAAAAAAGATGAAATGTTTCTAAGCGAGGCACAAGATCATCTTTTAAAACGCACGGGAGAGTACTACGATAACGCTGATGATATCTACAATGCTTGGGTAGAACTAAACCGTGTTGCTTCGATTAATGAAATAAGTGCCATTAAAGATTACAACTATGTATCTTCTAAAGATAGAACACAAGAAGAAAAAGAACAGATGGGCAGATTATATCTTGCCTACGATAGATTAGATGATGCAACAAGTATAAAACAAAAGATAGGGGATTACGCTGAAGGTATTTTATCAGCACCCTCTACCTACCTTGGTCTTATTTCTGGTGGAATAACAAAGGCTGCTGGAGTAGGGGGCACACGTGCTGCCGTTCAAATGGCAAAAACAATGGCTACCTCCAGCTTAAAAAGCAAACTGAGTCAGGGCATTGTAGCTGGCACAAAAACTGCTGCAGTAGAGGGAGGCATAGAACTTGGCGCTGAAACTACTAGGCAACTGTCTAGAGTAGAAGCAGATGCACAAGAAGAAGTTTCAGGAAGTCAAATTGCTTTATCTACAGTTGCTGCTGCTGCACCTGCGGGTGTTCTTAGTGGTGTGTTTGCTGGGGGTGTCAGAGGGGCACAAAAAGAAAGTGTTCAAGAGCTACTACAAAAAAGTGCTAGTGCAAAAGCAACTAGAGAAGTAGAAGCAAACAAAATAACAAAAGCAATGTTAAAGAAAAACAAAAAGCTTTATAATATTATAAGAAAATCTTCTTCTACGTTAGATGAACTAGACCAATTGCGCGTAGCTAGAGGAAAAGAAAAGCTTGATGAATTAGGTATTGATGCAGGAAATGCAACTGGAGGAGTTAAGGGCGTAGATAGCAATGACATACTGTCTGACTTTGATTTACGTTTAAAGACTGACCGTCTAGATCGTATTGCCGCTGCAACAGTAGAGTTAATTACTGAAGTAGGGCTAGACCCAAAAGCAATTGAGGGCAAACGCATTACTGATATACTTGCTGATGCTCTTGAAACACCAACGGGTAAAAAAGACTCGGCGGGAAATCCTATATTAGGAGAAGCGGTATACAAAGACCTGCTAAAAACTTATGAGCTTGACTTTAATGATGTAGCAGCAATGTTTGCTTTTGAGTTTTCAGAAGCAGGTAGAGTGCTTGCTATTGCTAGTTCCGCAAAAAGAAATCTAAAAGAATTTTTTGATCAAATAGTAAGAATGTCTACAAAAGAACCGGGCCAAAAAACGGCAGAGATCACTGCTAGAAATAAACAAGTAGACAAAGCTAATAAAACACATAACGAGTTGTGGCAAGGGATAACTAATGTTGACTCTGCGCGTAGGGGTTTGATGACTATTCAACCAGCAACTACAGTACGTAACACAGCCAACGCCACGTTTAGAACAGCAATGCATGCTTTTGAAAACATGGGTCAAGGAATTATTCAAACAGCTATAGGCGTAGTAAAAAGTGACTCAGAATTAATTAAAGCAGGAGTTAACAACGTATTTTCTCCTTTAAGTTTGGTAAAATATCTTGCTGGTAATGTTGATGAAGGTCGTGCTATTCAAGCTTTATTTGCTGAAGCTTCTCCTGAAGCAGCGCAAAGATTGTTTAGGTCTATGGCAGATGTGTCGCTTAAAGCAACAGACGAAGAAATAGTAAATCAAAAAGGCATTACTGCTGGGCTACTCAATGCTACTAGATATCTAAACTCAATAAACACTCTTTCTGATAACACATTTAAACGTGCTATGTTTGCCAGTGAACTTGCTAAAGAAGTTGGTGGCATGAGAGCGTTAAACAAGATCATTGTAGAAGGAAGGTTTGCTTCTGATATTACTGGAGAGCAGTTTGAGAATGCTACTCAACGTGCTTTGGAACTTACCTATCAGAAAAGCTTTGAAAAAGGAACGCTTGCTAGTGGTTTTATAAAAGTTTTTAGTACTCCCGGTCCAAGTTTAATTATACCTTTTCCAAGATACATCGCAAACTCTTTAGAGTTTACATACGAACACGCTCCTCTTATAGGTATGTTTGATCTAAAACCTGTGTTTGGTGCAACAGGAAGAACGGACTCTAAAAGAATAGCACAGCAACTTACAGGTGCAGGTATGCTGTTTGGTGCAGTTCAACTACGTGCATCTATGGGTACAGACACAAAGTGGTATGAGCTTAAAGATGGCAAGGGAAATTTGTATGACGCTAAAGCTTTGTATGGTCCCTTTGCTTCCTACATGGTAGTTGCAGACGCTATATTTAGAGCTAATGAACTAGCAGAAACTGCAAAACAGCGATTAGGTGAAGACCCAGAAAAAACTGCTATATTTATAAAGCAAGCCTCAGTCGAAATGGGAAGAGAATTTCAGACAAGTAAGATGGGAAGAGAATTGTTTAAAGCTGCTTTTGGTACGCAGATTAAAGGGGTTCCTCAAATTACATCAAGAATTATAGATGAGTATCTACAAACAGGAAACTTAGATATTGCTGGAAAATTAATAACTGATGTTGCTGGCAACTTTTTTAACTCTTTCACTGTAGGTGCAGGGCTTGCTAAAGATATTATGGGAACATTTGATGAGAGCTACTTAGTCTTAGCTGACACACAAGATGTAAACTTATTACAAAGGTTAATACAACGCTCGTTACGTTCTGTACCGCAAGCACCTATAGATGGTGATAAACTAGCTAGACCTACGAGATTAGGTGACGTAGTAAGAGGTTCTGTACCTATAATAAAACAGGTTACTGGTCTTACTCCTATTGCAGCACGTAACACTATTGAAACAGAATTAGTTAAGTTAAATATAGAGCCATATGAGTTCTTTAAAGTACGTGCTTCTGATCCTCGTTTAAGAAAAGCAATTACTCAAATGTATGGAGAAATATCTGAAGATTTATTAATTCCTTTTATTAGGAGTAAAACATACAATAAAACAAAGGAAGGTATGCCAACAAGTATATCAGAGAAAAAGTTTAATTTAAACAGTGTGTTTAAAAGTGCAAAAACTATAAACGGTGTGCCCTACACTGATGAAGAGTATCTTCTTCAATGGATACAGAACGGGAACGCACCTAACAAGGACGAGTTAATAGATAAATTGTATGAAGAAAAACGAAACAGAATAACAAAACGAGTGTTAAACGCAGTGAGAAGTTCTTACAATTCAGAAAATAGATACAGAAAACGTTTTAGCGATTTATCTTATAAAGATCAAATAGATTTAGCGAATAAGTATGCTAAAGACAGAAAAATTACTAATATTTTCAGACAGTAACCCGTGTTTCAATCTAAAGTATTCTTACTTACTAGAATAACCTACTCACTACCGGACTACCCACACTTAGTGAATGATTTCGTGTGGCAATTTGAAGACATAGCTCCAGAGCTACTGGGGTTTAACACGTTTATAGACTACTGGCAGAAACATATTGAGGCTGAGATCAGGTGCATAGAAGTGTCCCAATCTCAGCCTCACTCTTTTTTCAATGCTGATATTATCTATAACGCTTAGGGTGTCTGTATAAACAACGGCCCTCCATCGTCAGGATATTCTATCAGCCTGTTGATGTAATGCTTTCCCGCAGTTGATGTAAGCTTTAACGCTCCCACCATATCATACACTGCAGTACTAACCTTCCCCTTTTTTACATAACCTACTAGAACAGGATGTAACTCTTTAATGATAGTTGCACCAGCATGTTCTCCTGAAAGAACCACATCGTAGGTAAGATCATGTTTGACCTTAGTCCAAGCATGTGATTCCTTCAGAAGTTTTTGCTCTATCTTATAAAGACTGTTCACGAGCATGTACTCTCTTTAGATTATCGTAGTACGCATGGTTGTACCCACGCTGCCACTCTTTAAACTGTACTGTGTCTTTTTTATAGGGAGGGTGATGTTCCTTTCCCGTATAAAAAGAAACAGTGCCCTGTTTAAATTGAACTGACAGCGGAGGATACCTTTCTACTTTAGGCTTAACCATTAGATGTCTACGATTTCACAGGCGTCTGCGGTGCAAGCAAACGACTGAGATGATTTAGTTTCATCTTCTACCTCATACTTTGAAAGCAACGACCAATCAATTGTGGTGGGTGTCTTAGCTAATAGCGCATCATATTCCTCCTCTTCTATCTTTTCGTATGGAGCTTGGACGTACTTACCACCATCGTATGGCAGGAAGGAGATACCTGACATCTCATCGAAGTGATCGTACACCCAAGCTGCTACTTTAAGCCACTCATCCTCTCGAATACTTACAGTGATGCTAGGCTTATGCTCACACCAGTAACGGTAGTAGCACAGCCATAGTTCTAGCTGATCAATGGCGTTCTCATCGTCACGAGTAACAGAGTTAACTGGTGCCTTCACAGGAAAAGAGAAGACACCTAAGTTCTCATTGTAGATAGGCATTGTTTCATCAATGTCTTGATAGCCTGAGATAGCATACTCAAAGGGTACACCTGCCTCATCACGTAGAAACTGCGTGAGGCTGTCCTTCATGTCACCACGAACACGCCGAATGTAGTAGTCACTGTGCCGTGAGTGGATGCCACTGGCTGTGTCAGTAAGCTGACTGACTGTACCACTAGGCTTAACACAGGTAATGGCAGCAGATACAGGCACGTTAAATGTAGCTGCCCATTTAGCGTTAGTCTCAATAGCCACTAGCTTTAAAGCATTCAGCGTTTCCTTAAGTCCTTGATCTACATCATCATATCCTCGCCCATTCGTTAGTGGTGAGTCCATGATGCCTGTCAGGCTTACACCCAGCAGCCTCTCTTCTTCTGTGTTATCTTTCCAACGCTTACGCAGATACTTAAAGTCTGTAAGGGTGGACTGGTACGTGCCAAGTATAGTAGCAAGGCGTACCTTTTCTTTCAGTGTTTCAATGGTATCATCTACACGCACCATGACTTCTGTTAGATTACAGAACTGATTAGGCCGTAGAATAATCTCACTGCATGGGTTGGTGCCATACTCCCAAATGTTTTCTGGAGTACGGTTAGTATTCCTACGCCCATTCTCTTGTGCTTTCTTAGTACAAGCAGCACGACTAAAGATACCACGCTCACCTGACAGGCTGTCATGCAAGGCTTTCCACTCAGACATAAAGATACTTACGTCAGGCTTTGCACTATACACCGCTGAGTTATTTGCCAAAGCTCTGTGAGCAGTATGATTATACCAATCACCAGACTTAGCACCACGCAGCCGATCATCAGACAGGTTACTAAGAGAGATAAGAGCAGAACGCCTGACCCCTCCAACAACAACAACTTCAGCCGTCTTACATACAAGATCATGGCACTCCAACGAAGTTAGTTTTCTTCCT